TTAAAAATGCGGAAAAGCTGATACCTTTACCTGAAGATATGCGCCCAATGGATCCAATCACAGAGAACCAAAACGTTCTTATGATGAAGCCGGTCAAAGCGTTTGCATATCAGGATCATACATCTCACATTACTGTTCATATGGCGGCTATGCAAGATCCAAAGATCATGCAGTTGCTACAGAATAACCCAATGGCTCAGCAATTAGAGGCCGCTATGATGGCTCACGTTAATGAGCACTTAGGATTCCAGTACAGAATAGAGATTGAGAAACAACTTGGTATGACATTGCCGCCGCAGACAGATGCGTCCGGTGAAGATATACCAATTGACCCACAAGTTGAGGCAAGACTTGCGCCGATACTTGCACAAGCAGCTACTAGGTTGCTTCAGTCTAACCAAGCTCAAGTTGCACAGCAGCAAGCGCAGCAACAACAGCAAGATCCATTGGTTCAAATGCAACAGCAAGAGATTGCTATTAAGCAAGCCGAGCAACAACGCAAGGCTCAAAAAGATCAAGCTGATATTGCTTTAAAACAGTCTCAGCAAGAGATTGAAAAGGCAAGAATTGCGGCGCAAACAGCTACGCAAATGAAGCAGATAGATGTGAACGCACTTAAAGCTACTGCTGAAATGAAGATGGAGAAACAACTCCGATCAGCAGATATCAGAAAAGATGCTGTTAAAACATTGGCTCAACATGAGCATGAAAAAGATCAAAGCCGCGAAGGCTTGATAGCCCAGACTTTACACAAAAGAATGGAGCACGATTCAAAGATACAACAAGCTCAAATGAATCAACAAACACCACAACAGGGAGGTGAATAATGGACCAGAATTTAGACTTTCTTTTAAGGGAGTACAAAGACCGTATTGACATGCTTGAACAAGCATTGGCCAGGGGTAATGCGACTTCTTATGAAGAATATAAATACATATGCGGCCAGTTGCGAGGTCTTGAAGCTGCATGTGGAATCATCATAGACCTTAAACAAAAAGTGGAGCATTTGGACGATGAGTGACATAAACCTAAATTTGGCAGTTGATCTTGATGCCATTCTTCATAAAAACGCAGAAGAAAAGGCAACACAGCTACCAAAGCCCTCTGGATATCGCATACTCTGCGCCATACCAGAAGTGGAAAAGGAGTTTGAAAGTGGTATAGCTAAGGCAGACACTACAGTTCATTACGAAGAGTTACTGACAACAGTACTATTTGTAGTTTCTTTAGGGCCTGACTGTTACCAAGACAAAGCTAGATTCCCATCTGGCCCGTGGTGTAAAGAGGGTGACTTTATACTTGTGCGCCCCAACGCAGGTAGCAGATTAGTTATTCATGGTAGAGAGATGAGGATGATCAACGACGACTCTGTTGAGGGTGTAGTTGAAGATCCAAGAGGAATTAGACGTAAATAAAGGAGCCGGACATGGCAACATTTGAATCAGCAAGCGGGTTCCCAGAACCAGAAGATTTGGTTGAAAAAGAACCAGAAGATCAGTTAGAAATTGAGATTGAAGACGATACGCCAGAGGAAGATAGGAATAGAAAACCTGCCGATCCTGAGCGCGTTAAACAGCTTCAAGTCGAAGTTGATGACTTAGACAAATACAGCAAAGACGCTAAAGATAAGCTAATCCAGATGAAGAGAGTTTGGAATGACGAGCGTAGACGCGCAGAATCAGCAGAACGCGAACGTCAAGCAGCTATAGATGCAGCGCAGAAATTACACGAAGAGAATAAGCGCATCAAACAACTCTTAAATTCAGGAGAAAAAGAGTATGTTGCGGCGGTAAAAAGCTCTTCTGAAATGCAGCTTGAAATGGCCAAGAAAGCCTATAGAGACGCATACGATTCAGGCGAATCTGATAAGTTAGTTGAGGCTCAGCAAGCATTAACTAAAGCAACAATGCAACTTGAAAAGGCAAATAGTTTTAAACTACCCCCTTTACAAGAAGAAGAATTTAAGGTACAAACGCAACAACAGTACCAACAACCTGCTAAACCAGATGAAAAAGTCATGGAATGGCAGAGCAGAAATCCCTGGTTCGGACAAGACGAAGAGATGACTGCATCAGCTCTTGGGCTCCACGAAAAGCTCAGGAAGAGTGGTATAGTTGTTGGATCTGACAGATATTACGCAGAGTTGGACAAGACTATGCGAAAAAGATTCCCAGAGAATTTTGAGGAATCGCAAGAAAGCCAGGCTCCATCTAGGGAAGACGCTCCCCGAAAGCCGGCCACGGTAGTAGCTCCCGCAAGTAGATCGACTGCATCGAAAAAGGTTAGGCTAACCATATCTCAAGTCGCTATAGCGAAGAGGCTTGGGTTATCTAATGAGCAATATGTCCGTGAACTTATGAAAATGGAGGCCTAACAAATGGCTAATGCAAAACAACTTGACCGTGAAACGACAACTCGTGCGCTCTCTGAGCGTCCTAAACAGTGGATGCCCCCTGAGTTACTTCCTGAGCCAGACAAACAGCCGGGGTACGGTTATAAATGGATTCGGGTTTCTATGCTAAATCAAGCAGATCCCAGGAATATCAGTACGAGATTCCGTGAGGGATATGAGCCGGTGGGCATAGAAGAGCAGCCTAAATTCACACTGTTAGTCGATCCCGAAAGTCGATTCAAAGACAACATCGAGATTGGCGGATTGTTACTATGCAAGCGTCCAATTGAGTTTGATTCACAGCAGATGAAATATTATGCTGAGCAAACGCAAGCAAACGCAGATGCAGTAGATAACAATTTAATGCGTCAAAGTGACAGTCGTATGCCTATTTTTAAAGAAAGTAGATCATCGACTAGCTTTGGCAAAGGTCAGTAAACTTTTTTTGGAGATTTAAATGGCATATCCTACAGTATCGGCCCCTTACGGCCTGAAGCCTGTAAATCTTATTGGTGGACAAGTTTTTTCTGGATCAACTCGTCAGTTGCCTATCCAGTACGGCTACGCTACCAGTATTTTTTACGGCGATTTTGTTAACCTTACCCAAGGCTTTGTAAACCGTCAATCAGTTTCTACTGGTGGTGGCGCATCAGGCATGGTTGGTATTTTCCTTGGCTGTAACTATACAGACCCAGTAACTAAGCAAAAGCGTTTCAGCCAATATTGGCCAGCAAGCACTTTAGCTGGTGACGCACAAGCAGTTGTTTGCGATGATCCTGACACAGTTTTCAAAGCTGTTGTTTGCTCATCTGGAACTACTGTTGCATCAGCAAGCATCCCCATGATTGGCCAAAACTACCAGATGATTAACAACACTGGTAACGTCAATACTGGTGATTCTGCTAACGCATTGCTTTACTCTGCAACTTTGACAACAAGCACATTCCCAATCCGTGTTGTTGATATTGTTCGCGATACAGCTCAGTCTTATTCTGCTGTTGGTAGCTCAAGCACAACTACTATCACTATGACAACCGGACCTAACGGTAACGTGTTGCAAGGTGCTGACGTAGCTTACTTAGCAACTAATGGACAGTTAATTGAAACTGGATCTTTTGTTACCGCAGCTATTTCAGCCGGCGCAACATCTGGAACTTTAAACGTAGCTCCAGCAGTACCGGGTGGCGTAACAGCTATTCCTTCCGCATCAACCATTGTGTTTACAAACTATCCTGAAGTTCTTGTTAAATTGAATTTCGGTATACATGAGTATTACACTGCAACCGCTGTTTAAGGAGTAACATAAAATGGCAATTTCACGCGCACAACTGCTCAAAGAGCTGCTCCCTGGACTGAACGCATTGTTTGGATTAGAGTACGCACGCTACGGCGAAGAACACAAAGAGATCTATGAAACAGAGACCTCTGAGCGTTCATTCGAAGAAGAAACAAAACTGTCAGGTTTCTCTGCAGCACCTGTTAAGGCCGAGGGCAATGCCATCGCTTATGACAATGCACAAGAAGCATGGACAGCTCGCTATACACACGAGACTATCGCTCTTGGCTTTTCCTTAACAGAAGAAGCTATTGAAGATAACTTGTATGACAGCTTGTCTGCTCGTTACACAAAAGGTCTTGCTCGCGCAATGGCTTACACCAAGCAAGTTAAAGCTGCTGCTGTTTTAAATAACGGCTTCAACGGCGCTTACACTGGTGGTGACGGTCAGTCTTTGTTCTCTACAGCTCACCCATTGGTGAACGGCGGTACAAACGCGAACACACCTTCTACTCCTGCTGACTTGAACGAAACAGCCCTTGAAAATGCTGTTATTCAGGTCGCCGCATGGACAGACGAGCGTGGGCTTTTGATCGCCGCTAAGCCTAAGAAGTTGGTTGTTCCTCCAGCACTCCAGTTCGTTGCAACACGTTTGCTCGAAACTGAACTCCGTGTTGGTACAAACAACAACGATATCAACGCAATCAAGAACAATGGTTCTGTTCCAGATGGTTACACAATTAACCACTTCTTGACAGCGCCTAATGCTTGGTTCTTGACAACTGACGTACCTAACGGCCTCAAGCACTTCGTTCGTACACCATTGCAAAATTCTATGGACGGGGACTTCGATACAGGGAACGTTCGTTACAAATCAAGAGAGCGTTATTCTTTTGGATACTCAGATCCACTAGGCGCATACGGTTCTTACTAATTTAATATTAGTTTTTAACGTAACTAGGGCCCTTCGGGGCCCTTTTCTTTTATGCTATACTTACCTGTGTCGTAATACAGGATTTAATATGGAATACCCAAATACAAGAGAAGAAGCAAAGAAAACCGGCAGTAAGTACTATTTCACTGGACAACCGTGCAAACATGGTCATATAGCTTTACGCAAAACTAAAGGCTCGTGCACGGAGTGTTTAAAGGTTGAATGGGTTAAAGGAAATGAAACCCGTGCAGAATATTTTAAGCAGTACAACCAGTCCGATGCAGGGCAAAAAGCTAAGAAAGAATACTACGAGCGTAATAAAGAACAGGTAATTGCTAGAGCTGCTGCGAGACCCATAGAACAACGCAAGTTTCACAGAGAAAAATATAAAGCGCAAAATCCAGAACTTTATAAAGCATTTGTAAGTGTTCGTAGGCGCAGACATAAAAACGCCACACCTAAATGGATTACCCCCGAACAAAAATTAGCCATGCGCCAGCTATACCTACATGCGCAAACATTAACTAAAATGACGGGGGAGCGATACGTTGTTGACCATATCATTCCTTTGATTTCTCCTGAAGTCTGTGGTCTCCATGTACCTTGGAATTTAAGAGTAATCACCCAAGAAGAAAATCTTAAAAAGTCCAACAAACTTCTTGACTCACACCAAAAATAGTGTATTATTTGTGCATCTGGGAGTTTTCGCCTTGTTGCCACTGGCCCAGCAGACGATGCAACGATTAACAAGGTAACTTTTGCATAAGGACTTATTGTCATGGCACGTTCCACATTTTCCGGCCCAATTCTTTCTGGGCAAAACCGTTTTGGACCTATTAGAGATGTAGGTTATACAGACCTCGTTCAAACGGCTCTATTAGATTTTTCTGTAACAACACCTAATACTGCTAACTACGGTGGCGGCTCTGGTATTTTTGTTGCGTCTAACAACATCCCAAATAGTATTGCTACTATTTATACCCCACAAGCTGGCGTATTTAGTAATAGCGGACCTACTAAAGCTTCTGCTCCAACTGCTGACGCTACGGGTACTATTTATCGCGGCGTAGTTTTCTATGTTCCTTATTCTTGCAATATCACTGATGTGATTGTTGACGTTGGTACATTGCCAACTGATGGAAGCGTAACAGCCAATTCAATTCAGCCTTATGTTTCTAACAACTTTGCTACATCTACTGGTGTATATGCTACGATGGCTGCAATCACTTCAGCTACTCGTGGAACAGCAACTTATGTTGGCTCACAATTGCCTTATGCTAGTGCAACATTACAAGACTTCCAAAACCCACAAGTTGGTACAGATCCAGCATGGTTTGGTCAAGTTGTTGTAACACTTAAAATTACTAACACTGGCTTAACAACTCCAACATCAGGTCAAATTGAAGTAACAATGCGTTACAACCAAAATGACATGAATATTGGTACAAGCTCAGCTTACCCATACGGTAACTTTGACTAATCTCTAGGGGCTTCGGCCCCTATCTTTAACCTTTAAGGAGATTATTCATGGCAACATCGTTATCTAGCGGCGGCATAATATCGTCATCAACACGTCAAAACAAGACGGAACCATTTGACCTGCAAGTTGCACGCGGTCAAATTTATGGTCATAGTGTTTTAAACATTTATGGTTATCAAACAGCGGTAGGTACATCGTTTGTGCCTGTGTGGGAAGGTAATACCTCCTATACTTTTCCGTCATCTGCTATTCAAATGCATCTTGTCAGCTCTGTTAACACAGGTGCTGATGCAACTTCGTTGATAACCATCAACGGCTTGGATGCGAATTACAACCAAATTTCTGAAAATATAAAGCTTAATGGTACAACGTCTGTAACTACGGTTAAGTCTTATTTCCGTATCAATAGTATGGCAGTTGCTAGTGGCGCTCCTACTGGTAACATTACGCTAAAAGATACATCAGATACAACGTTGTATGCAGAGATTGCAGCAGGTAATGGTCGTACTTTGATGGGCATTTACACGGTTCCCGCCGGATATACGTTCTACTTGAGCCGGATTGATATTAACACCAGCTTAAACGCCAACCCCGCAGGTTTTGCAACGTATCAAAACTACCAAACAAGTAGTGCAGGGGTATCTAGCGTTACTGTTGTGGCTCCGTTTACAAACAACTACCATACACAGCGAGTAATGCCCAGGCTTGTTTCTGAGAAAACGGACATCCAATTGCAAGCAAAAGTTAGTACCGGTACTGCGGCTTTGACAGTTTCGCAAGAAGGTTACTTGATCGCTAACGGGAATTAATCATGGCTAAATCTCCAGCTTGGCAACGCAAAGAG